AAAGATCATGAAGGCTCGCGTGAAGAGATACTTCAGAGGATTTGATGGAACTCAGACGATCTTCGATCTGACCACAAATAATGGCACTCCATACCTGCCTGATCCTGCTGGACACATGCTTATCTTCGTTAATGGTGTTCTGCAACCTCCTGGCGCTGCTGCCTCTTACACAGCGTTCTCTGATAAGATTCAGTTTACTGAAGCACCTGAACTTGGAGCATCGTTCACTGGATTCTATGTTGGTAAACTGAGACAACTCGATGATATTTCGTTTGAGTTTGACTCTCTGCGCCAGTCCTTCAACTTGAAGCGTAATGATTCTTTCTACTCACTCACGCTCACGGATGGTGTACAATCTTCCACCATTCGCCCAGAGAATAACATCATTGTTTCTGTTAACGGTGTTCTTCAGGAACCTGGTGTTGGTTTTGAGATTGTTGGTTCTAGAATTATCTTCTCAGAGATTCCTCGCGTTGGATCCACATTTGTAGCATTCTCTTATGTTGGTTCTGAAGCGGACGTTGACGCGGAGGTGGTCGTTCCTCCCGTTGAGATCAACGACCTTCTCACGATTGAAGGTGAAACTGAAGATCGTGAAGTTGCGGTTATTGAGTCTTCTAACTCCTTGATCACGTTTGATTATCTGGGATCTGTCTTTGGACAAGGTGCAATTGCAAATGCGAATCTGACCTCTGGTTACATCACTACTGTTGGTGTTACCTCTGGTGGATCTGGTTATAGCAGCAGACCAACCGTAAGACTTGATTCTATCTCTGGTTTTGATGGTTCTATTAAGGCACTGGTTGGTGTTGGTAACGTTACCATTCAGAACGTTGGTTCTGGATATGAAGAACCAAGAGTTGAGGTTCAGAGCACTGTTCCCGATGATTGGACCGCTCCTGACATTAGTCAGTATGGTGAAGAAATAGTTGATCCAGAGATCCTATAAATAACTAAAAAATGTAGCGAGTAATGACTAAGCAATCACTTAATGTCGGCTCTGCCGCGAATGATAACACTGGTGATACCCTACGAAGCGGTGGTCTTAAGATCAATGGAAACTTTGATGAACTTTATGCCGCAATTGGCGACGGAAGTACTGTTGGTATTTCCGTTGCTAACCCAGGAGTAGGGCAAGTATTGAGATATAACGGTACGACTTTCGCACCTGCAAATTTTAATGCTTTGACATCTGCCTTGGATGTTGCTGGTAATAACATTACTTCTTCAAGTAATGGTAACATTACTCTTGCCCCCAATGGAACGGGTGACGTTAGAGTTACAGTTGGCACTGTCACATCAATTTTTGATGGGGCAACTGGAAACTTTGATGTTGGAACAACAATTTCGTATAAGAATGAATATACGGCAATTGGTAATGCTCCTACTGCAGCATCTTATCCTGGATACTTTTTTACCGTTGACGGTGATGATAACCCATATGTAAATATTAATATTACTGCTGGTGGTGCTGGTGATGTAAGAGCAAAATTAGCAACTGAGTATTCTAGTATTGATCTCCTAAGTGACGTTGATACCACTACTGCAGCACCTACAAATAACCAGGTCTTGAAGTGGAATGCTGCTACTAGCAAATGGATTCCTGGTGATGACGTTGCTGGTGCTGGTGAACAGAATATCTTTGCCACTGTTGCTGGAGACTCGGGAAGCACTACTGCAAATACAGCATCTGATACACTAACAATTGCTGGTGGATCTAACATTACAACAGCAATTACTGGAGATACAGTTACAGTTTCTTTCTCTGGAACAGTTGTTTCCAACCTTTCCAGTCTTACTGATACCGATCTTACAGGAATTACTCAGGGTGATTCATTGTTCTGGAATGGAACTAACTGGGTAGTTACTCGTAGTCCAATCACCTGGTGGGAATTGAATTCATCGGGTTCCAATCATTACACTTTTAATGGTCCTGGATTTAGTGGTCCTACTAATGATCCTACATTATATGTCATGCGTGGTATGACCTACGCATTCGACAATAGTGTTCAGGGCGGTGCTCACCCATTTAGAATTCAGTCAACTACAGGTTTGTCTGGAACTGCGTATACGACTGGTCAATCTGGTAGTGGCACAGGTGTTCTATATTGGACTGTTCCTATGGACGCTCCTAACACCCTTTATTATCAATGCACCATTCATACTCAGATGAATGGCACTATCAACGTAATATTCTGATATAAATGGCAAGAACAGTTCCTGGATCTGGTGCCGTCATCGAACCAATCTTTGATGAGATTTTCGGTGTTCGGGCGGTAAGAGTAAAAAACGGAGGAAGTGGATACGTTCAGAGCGATCCACCTAGATTGATCATTGAAGGTTGTGGTACACCTGATGTGGAGGCATTGCTGTATCCTATTATTGATGATGTTTCTGGGAAAATTGTTCATGTTCGTGTTCTTGAAAGAGGACGTGGATATGATCCTTTAAGACTTCAAATTATTCCAGAGCAAGAAACCCCAACTGTTGTATCATCATTTGATATCAACAGAATTTGGCAGTCTCATCCAAACTCTCTTGCAAGAGGAACGTTTCAAACCACTACAGATAGACTTCGTATTGAGTCTGATAATCATCCTAAACCCACCCCTATCCTTGCTGAGAGAGCACCTAGTGGTGGTCCCTTAGTAGATCGTTCATTTGATCAAGTATTCATTTATAGGGGTGGTAAGGACGTACCTAATCCTGGAACTCGTTTAGATCAGAAAGATAAGGTAACGGGTATTCTTGCTAATGGTGGATTATTGCATACTCCAGAATGGGGTGCTGATGGTGGAGCACCTGCCAACTTTGCTCTGGATAGCGTAAAGTATGATTACGTTAAAAACAATAGCATTTACGATACAGTAACAGAAGGAAATGTTCGTTACTATCAGTCATCTAAAACTATCGATGAATTTGCACTGAAGAACGGTGTATTTGATTGGGGGGCATTAAAGCAATTTACTTGGAATACTAAGGTTGAGTTTGATAACATCATGCTCACAATTTCAAATGTTGATGAAACTCTAGGTAACATTGAAATTGGTAGAATTGTTGATGAAGTTGGTGGTGGTGCTAGAGGAGAGATTGCAAAGATTATTAGAAATAATCTGAATCAAATTACGAACATTTATCTTAGAAATGTATCTACAGGCGCACAATTTTCCGAAGATGATAGATGCTTAGGTTCTAATGGATTTACGTTTATTATTGAAGAAGAACCTAGGACTTTTCCTCTCGGTATTTTCTATATTGATTTTGGTCCTGATGCTGAAGAGTTTGGTCCGTTTACAGCAGGACAGTATTATTTTTCACCAGAAAATATTAGAGTTCAAAGAAATTATCTGATTAGATGGAATCAGTCAGACTCTACTAATCAACCATCTGAGGTCCATCCAAATGGACACCCAATGCAGTTCAGCACAACTCCAGATGGTGTCCATAACCAGACTCCTGGAAGTATCTACTACAATAGTACAGGAGCATCTGCAGCACCATCTGCTGATTATGAAAATGAGTTTCAACCCATTTTCATAATGAATGCCGATGAAACAAATCGCATTTATTATTTCTGTAAGAGTCACCCAGATATGTCTGGGTATGATGGGCATGAAGGATATATGATTTTAGATCCAGAGGTTGAAGATGAACCTCTGGTCAATAATTATTATGCACAAAATTATTATCAATCTGATGTAAATGATGCTGCTACGATTGATAAATCGCGTCATGTAGATGGTCACTCAAAAGTTCTGGGTATGTCCTTTGATGGATATCCAATTTATGGTCCATATGGATATAATTCTAGTGGAACAGTTGCTAGAGAAGTATCATCTTTCCGATTGAAGACTGGTGCTGAAATTACAGGTGGTCGTCCTTCAGTAACTACAGCAGGAAACGTAACTTATGCTGTGACCGTTGATGCAGGTAAGTTCAATTTTGATGCATCTGTTCCTTCACTATTAAATCTTGAAAGAGGAAAAACCTATATTTTCAATCAAAATAATGTTACTAATTTTGATGAATTTTTATTATTCTCTGAAACTGAAAATGGGTGGCATTCTACTGGCAATTCTGCTGATATTGGTGACACGAATTATATTTACCAATTAGGAGTTGAATATTATCTTGATGGATCTGCAGTAGCACTATCTCAATATATTACCAACTTTAATAGTTCAACTACCAGAGAAATTAGATTCACTGTTCCTGCAACAGCACCAAGACTTCTTTATATCTTTGCATACTCAACTACCAACCTTGGAATCAGGACAGTTCAAGATGGATATCTTCTTGGTGATTTAGTTGAAGATTATATTTACGATTCTACAGTCGGCACTCTTGACGCTTACAATGGTAAGTTTGGTGTAACCCCCGAATACCCTAATGGTACCTATGCATATTTTATGACAGAGGACTCCAATGGTGATCCCGTATACCCATATGCCATTGGACCTAGAATGTATAGTACACCTTTGTTTGAAGGTGATGTCGTTCCTGCAATTGTAGATACATTCCCTGCTGGTGCAAGTGGTCAGGTAGTATTGGACGATGCTGGCAGAATTTCTTATATTAAGATGACTTCTAATGGTGACAACTATTTTGGTCCTGCAAAAGCAAAGATTCTTGGTGGTGAGGGAACTGGTGCATTAGCAACTCCAGCAGTTCAAACTGTAACTGGTTTATCTCTACTTAATCCTGGTAGAAGTTATCAATCTGCACCCACACTTATCTTTGAAGGTGGTGGTGGACAAGGTGCTCAAGGATCCGCTAAAATTGATCAGAATGGTAGAGTTACTTCTATTTCACTGTCTGATCCTGGTGAATTTTATCAAGAAGCACCATATATCTTATTGACAGGTGGTGGTGGAACAGGGGCAAAAGCAGTTGCTACTATTGATCAAGGTTTAATTACTGGTATTACAGTTACCGAAGAGGGTCAGGGATATACTTCTGCACCTAATGTAGTTTTCAATCGTCTTGTAAATCTTAAGAGAAAGAATCGTGCTCGTCAGGCATTTAATTCTTATGCAATTTATCTAACAGGTATTACTAAAACTGTTGGAGCAGCAGATAATGAAATTTTTGTAAAAAGTACTTCGTCTTTTCCTGGATCTGGAGAACTCATTCTTGAATATGAAACTATCTCATATACTGCAAAGACTGATGAAAGTTTTAGTGGTCTAACTAGAGGTGTAAATTTCAAATATGATCAGAGAGTTATTCTTGACGATAGTCAGAATGATCAGTTTGGAATATCAACTTATAAATTTAATGTTGGTGATAGACTTATCAGAAGAGTTGAGAGTGCTACAAGTAAAGTTGCTAAAGTTTATGATTGGGACCCCGCAACTAGAGAACTTTTAGTAACCTTTGAAGTTGACGAACTGGCATTTATTGATGGTGGTATTCCTTCCACCGAAGATAATATTGTTCAATTTGATGCTGGTGTTGCAAACTCTAGCAGTAATTCAGATCTGCCACATGTTTTAGTGACTACTGAAGATGTAACTGATGTCATTACACTATTGACTGTACCTATTTCAACTCTCACTAATAGAAAATTTGAGGATGATGATGAACTTGACGGTGCTGGTGATGGTATTGCTGATTTGGTAAATACTGGAACATCCTTCGAGAATCAGATTAATCTCGATGGTGGCATTTTCAATTCACTTTATGGTATTGAAGAAACACAAGGTGGACAAAATACTACATTGTTTGCCCTTGGTGATGAAATTAAAGATGCTTCGATTCCATTTAGATATGCTTCAATGGCATCTGTAGGTGGACTTAATGAAGGTGTTGAACACAATGCTATTGCCAGAATTTATCTAGATGCTAATAGCGGCAATGGTCAAGACTTCAGCGTCAACGAAACTGTTACTGGTGCTGTTTCTGGTATTCAAGCAACTGTAGTTTCTTGGGATCCTAACGAATCTATTGTTACGGTTCAAAACATTGTTCCATTTAATACAGGCAATGTTAATGTAGGTAATGCTGGATTCTTACATCAATTCTCTGAAGATTCTACAATTGTAGATGTTTATATTCAGAATGCTGGAACAAACTATACTGCAGCACCAACGATTACTTTTGAAAACACTGGAGATATTCAGGCAACTGGTACAGTTAACTTAACTTCTGCTGGAGACCAAGTTGCAAGCATTTCGATTACGAATGGTGGTTATGGTATTCCTCAAACCGTTGATGGCACATACAATCTTCACCCAACAATCACATTCACTAATGCAGGATCTGATACTACTGGATCTGGCGCAGCTGCATATGCAGTTATGGGTGGAGAAAATTTAGGTGGTAATGGTGGTGCTAATTACAGAATCAAGCGCATTGAGTATTCCACAAGCATCCGCTCGTAATCTTCATAAATAAACAAGAGGACAATAATCCCATAGGAAATGGCAGCTCTATTAACTGATCAATTTAGGATTTTTTCTGCGAAAAAATTCATTAAATCTCTAGAAGGTCCTACCGCGACACAAAGCGATAGTGATGCTGGTGCTAATCGAGATCGACTTTATGTCTTTATCGGTAGACCTCAAGCATGGGATAATGAAAACTCTCCACCTCAAGCAGTGGATTCGTTTTCAGAATTCTCAAATTCTTACGATGATATGATCTCTTTGAAGCGTGTTCTCGCTTCAGATACCGTTCAAGTTGTTCGTCGTATTGATTGGGTTACTCCCGAACAAACCACTGGTGGTTTGGGTTTTACCTATGACATGTATCGTCACGATTATTCTCCTTCTAAGACTGCTTCCTCTGGTGCTACCAAACTTTATGATTCTGACTTTTATGTTGTGAATTCACAATATCAAGTCTATAAGTGCATTTACAATGGAACCTCGCCATCCGATCCTAATGGGAAACCTTCTACAGTTGAGCCTACTGGCACTTCCACTAGCATCATCACTACTGGTGATGGATATCGTTGGAAATACATGTATACCATTCCTGTTGCCTCAGTCCTCAAGTTTTTCTCCAACGATTACATGCCTGCGTTCACAAACGACGCAGTAAAAACAAATGCTGTCGCTGGTGAAATTGATACAGTTGTAATTAATTCTGCTGGTTCTGGTTACAACAACGGCACCTATGATAATGTCGCTATCAATGGAGATGGCACTGGTGGTCGTGTTTCTATCGTTGTTGATGGTGGTAAGATTATTTCTGCTACTGTTACCTCTGGTGGAACAGGATATACCTTTGGACAAATCAGTATTGGTAATATTCAGGGTATTGGAACAGGAACTGCTGGTGAAGTTGATGTTATTATTCCTCCTCCAAACGGACACGGTTTTGATCCCACAATTGAGTTGGGTGCTTTCCGTGTAATGATTAACGCCAAACTTTCTTATGATGAAGGTGCTGGCGACTTCCCCATTGATAACGACTATCGTCGTATTGGTTTGATTACTAATCCATTGACATTTGGAACGTCTGAGTTGCTTGCATCTCTTACAGTTTCTGCTACAAAAGCAGTTATCTTCTCTCCAACCTTCCAAGGTAACTATGTTCCTGATGAAATCATCACACAAACTCGTGTTGTTGGAGGAACTAACGTAACTGCTCGTGCTCGTGTGATTTCTTGGAATCCCACAACTAAGGTTTTGAAGTATTATCAGAACTCTGTTGATGGTATTTTCCCAGAAGTTACTGGTACACAAAATGAGTTTGATGGTTCTAACGTAATTAATGGTGGTGTTTCTGGTGCTGCTGGACAACCAGATGTGAACTTCCCCGCAGTTCCCAATTCTTCCTCCAGAACTATCAACGCTACTGAATATGACTTGGGTATGAAATTTAACAACGGGTATGCAAAACCCGAGATTGAACCAAACAGCGGTCAGGTTGTTTATATAGATAATAGGAGATCAATTAGTCGTGCAAACGACCAGGTAGAAGACATCAAAATCGTAATCGAATTCTAATGGCACAAAATACCAATTTAAACGTCACACCTTATTACGACGATTTCGATAAGGATAAGAATTTTTATCGAGTGCTGTTCCGTCCTGGATTCCCAATTCAGGCGAGAGAACTCACTACGATGCAGAGTGTCCTGCAGAATCAGGTAGAGACTATTGGAACGCACCTATTCAAAGATGGTGCAATGGTCATTCCTGGTCAGGTAGGTTACGATCTAGATGTTCGAGCAATTTTACTTCAAGAATCTTTCCTTGGTAGTGATGTTGAGACGTATAGAACTCAACTAGAAGGCACTATTATTGAAGGTCTAACAACTGGTGTCAGAGCAAAGGTTCTCTATACTATCTCTGCTACAGAGTCTGAGAGAGGATACATCACACTATACGTTAAGTATATTGATTCTGGTGATACTACTTCTGATACTGGTCTCAAAACATTCCAAATCAATGAGCAGTTGATTACCGATAAGGAGATTACGTTTGGTACAACTCTGATTGAAATTGGCACACCTTTTGCTCAGTTGTTGCCTGTCAACGCAACTGCTGTAGGTTCTACTGCATACATTAGTGAAGGTGTCTACTACATTAGAGGGCACTTTGTAAATGTTCCTAGTAACTATCTGATTCTTAATCAGTATGATAGCAACCCTTCTTATCGTGTTGGTTTAGAAATTCTAGAGTCCATTGTTACTCCTGAGGACGATGAAACACTGAATGATAATGCTGCTGGTACATCTAACTATTCAGCACCTGGTGCTCATAGATTTAAGATTAGCACTCAGTTTGTAAAACGTCTTCTTGATGACGAAGCAGATAAAGATTTTATCGAACTGCTTAGAATCAACAATAGTAAAATTGAAAACTTTGTTGAAAGAACTGAGTATAGTGAACTTGAGAAGTCCATGGCTCGTAGGACTTTTGAAGAGTCTGGCGACTATGTAATTGATACCTTTGATGTCAAACTAAGAGAACATCTTGACGATGGTTTCAATAATGGTGTTTATGAAAGTGGTAGAGCATCTAGTGATGGAAACAATGCATCTGAAGATAGATTAGCAATTGAGGTTTCTCCTGGTAAAGCATATATCAGAGGTTATAGAAACGAATTCCTCACACCACAATATGTCGATGTATTAAAACCCAGAGAATTTGATAGTCGTCAAAATGGCATTATCAACTTTACTTTAGGTAATTTTGTCAAAGTATATGATGTTCATGGTTGGCCAGAGGTTTCTGGTGACGGTGTTACTGATGCATATCAGATCCTGAATCTCTATGATGATTGGGCACCAAATGCTACTAGTTCTGTTAAGTCTGGTGCCAATAGGATTGGTAGATGTCGTGTCGTTCAGATGAAGAAGGCAAGCACTGCCTTAACAGCAACATCTCCTTTTGGAACAAGTCCTACCATCGCTGGTGGTGTGTATGACATGTATTTCATGGATGTTCAGATGTTTACTGTTTTGAACATTGGCAATGCTGTAACTCCATATACTGCTGGTGTTAGAATTACAGGTAAGACTTCAGGTGCATCTGGTTTTATTGCAGATACTGGTAATAATACACATTACATCTATCTTGAGCAAGTTGATGGTGTTTTCTCCAATGGAGAAATTCTTGAAATCAACGGTAGAAATGTTGGTACTTTAGAAGCAGCACATAGTTATCAGTTAACTGATGTTAGATCTTCCTTTGGTCTTACTGGAACACAAACAGTTAGATTTGGTTGCAACTGGGTTCTCAACGATTCCCGTGCTATCGAAGTATCTACTGTTGATATTGATGATACAACTGATGATGAAATTACTGGTTTCAGAACTAGATTTGAAAAAGATCTCAGACCTGGTGACGTTGTAACAGCAGTTATTTCCGACTTAGAAGGAAACAATTCTCATCGTATTCTTAGAGTTGACCCAACTGCTATTGGTGTAACAACTGCCAATAAGAAAAATAGTGTTGCTAATTCTGCTGTCATTTTTGACTATGCTGATCAGACTGCAAAAATTGATGGATCTTTAAAAGTTGGCACTATTGCAGATGGACAATACAGTGAATTAGTTAGATTACGTCCATTTATATTCCAAAAAGATTATCAGAACGGAGAACTTTCGTTTGACCTTCCAGAAGATGTTATGAAGTCTCTGGACGATGAATCGTTCTTTGTTTATAGAAACTTTGCTTCTAAGACTGTAACCACTGGTTCGATCACATTTACTTTGCCCGAATCAGAATCTTTCGGTGCATTGTCTGGAGATAATTATATTCTTACTATTATTAATAATGGTGGTTCTGGTACATATGCAAATGGTGAAAATGTTGATATTGATGCTGAAGTAGATGCTGGTAACTTAACAACCTCATTTGGTTCTGGTAATCAGTCGTTCTCCATTAGTGGTCTTGGTAATGTTGCTACTGTCACTCTGACTGCACTTGTTTCTAAGAACACTGTTGCTAAAAAAATTAAAACTGCTGGTAAGATGAAGTCTTTGAAGGTCTTCAAGACTTTCCAAGATCTCGAAACACAACCCACTGGTTTAGCATATAGTTCTTTGTATGGAACTAGAGTTGAAGATAAAGATATTTCTTTCGGTGTAAATGATGTCTATAAGATTCATGCAATCTATGAATCTTATGATGATAACGATGCGTCTTCTCCTTATGTTGTTCTTACAGAATCTACATTCTTCCAAACTGGAACTCTGATTGTTGGTAAAACTTCTGGTGCTAGAGGTCGTGTAATTTCATTCTCTAACGCTGATTTGAAATTATATTATGTTGCACTTAATGAAATTCCTTTCTTACAGGGAGAGACCATTAATGGTAGTGATTTGTCTGGTGATCCCACCACAGGTATTGTTGATGATGGTGTCAATTCTGTATTTGCTGGAAGTAAAGTTATTACAGATCAGTTTGAACTTGAGGCAGGTCAAAGAACTAATTTCTATGATGTTTCAAAACTGGTTCGTCTCCCCTCTACTGTCGCACCTACAAGAAGACTGTTAGTAATCTTCGATTATCTTATTCATGAGGCATCGGGTGATTATTTCTCTGCAGAATCTTATAGTGGTATTCTTTATAAAGAGATTCCTAACTATAAACTGGATGGTTCTATTAAGTTCATTCGTGATCAGATCGACTTCCGTCCTGCTGTTAAAGAACTGAGAAATGGTTCGGGAACGGTTAGTGCTCCTTACTATGTAAACTGTACAACTTTCGACTTTGTTTCTAGAGTCTTTGATACAACAGGTGGTAGCGGTGGTGCTACTATCTTTGATATTATGCAGGTTGACTCTTCGTTTAGAGCAGACTATTCTTGGTATCTCCCAAGAATTGATAAATTATATCTCTCTCACGATGGTAAACTGGTTGTTTCTACAGGTGTTTCTGGATATTATCTGATTCCTCCTGCAGATATTACTAATGCTATGTTGTTAGCAACTATTGAATACAAACCATATGTATTTGATCCTGAAAGAGATGTCTTGATTACTACAGAGGTAATCCGTCGCTACACCATGAAGGATATTGGTGATTTAGAGACCAGACTCTCTCACGTTGAATATTATACTTCACTGTCTCTCCTTGAGTCTCAGACAGAAAATACTAAAACTTATGATGAAAATGGTTTTGATCGTTTGAAGAATGGTTATGTTGTTGATGACTTTACCGATCATACTACAGGTGCTGTATATCACCCAGATTATAAGTGTTCTTTAGACTTCAGAGAGGGTCAACTTCGTCCTCAACACTATACAACCAACGTTGCTCTTCAGTTTGTTCAAGACGATTCCACTAATATCGTCAAGACTGATGGTAATGTTTTGATGCTTCCCTATGAAGATGTAGCGATTGTCACTCAACCTTATGCATCTAGAACAGAGAACGTCAACCCATTTAACGTCTTTACCTTCATCGGTCGTGTTGACTTAACACCTGCATCTGATGACTGGATTGATATTAATCGTCTTCCTGCTCGTGTTGAAAACGTTGAAGGTGACTTCTCTGCTGTTGCGAGAGATCTGAACATTGATCAGAACGGTTTTGCTCCTATCCAATGGGGTTCTTGGCAGACTAACTGGACGGGTGAATCCGTTCAATCCAGAAACAGATTCCAGTCAACATCTGGTACGTATGGTATTGGTCGTCAGTTGGGTCGTGCTGGTCACGGTCAGCGTCGTCAAGGTCTGTTCTATCTGCACGAACGTAGAACAATTCGTGTTGTTAATAATCAATCCCGTCAAGGTGTTAGAACTAAGGTTGTTCCTAAGATTGAACGCAAGTCTCTTGGTGATACTATTCTGTCACAAACAGCAATTCCTTGGATTCGCTCCAGAAACATTGGATTCAATGTTGATCGTCTGAAACCTCGCACTAGAATGTATGCATTCTTTGATGGTAAGGACATTAATACTTACATGACACCAAAAGTTATTGAGATTATCAAAAACTCTAATACTGATGCAAGAACTAATGAAACACCTTTCGTTGTTGATGAAACTGTAATCGGTCAAACTTCTGGATGTCAATTAAAGGTTGTTGCA